ATGCTGTACCAGCTTGAATTTAATTATAAAAAGCAGCCTGCACCTGAAACAAAGAACCTTTTTAGCGTAGTGAGTTTGTTTGATATACAGAGGCCGTCTGAAACTCAACTTTCAAACGGCCTTAATAATATTATAGGTTGATAGGGAAGGAGCAAACTGAGCGGAGAATCAAGAATCTTAGAATATCACGGTATATAAATTAACATAATATAAATTATGCGCAGCATCAAATGCTCGCTATTTGTAGTAACGCCTTTTAGGCCGCCAGCCCCTGCCGGCATTGGCGGCCATCTCATTGCAAATTCCTTCTTTGGCCGCTTCGAAATAAACGTCTTTCAAGCCTTCCTTATCGCACGGCCGTGCTTTGTCGTAATTCAAAGATACAATGATTTCAAGCGGTTGTCTGTTGCACGTTTCGGCGATTTCAAGCATGAAGGCAAGCGGCAGATTCATACGGCCTTTGCGGTACTGCGAAATGTGCGAAGTCGAAACGCCCCAATGGCGGGCAAGCGCATAGTCTGAATAAAGCGGTTTGTACGTTTTGAACAAATCCAGCCATTGCGAAGCGGAACGCATGATAAAACAAAGCCTTATGATTAAGTCATAAGGCTATTTTAAAACAGCGTTCGGAAGCTCGCCAGACGTGCGGATGCTCGCTATTTTTGGCAGGGTTGGTTTCCGCACATATCGACAAATTCCATTTCTTGAATTATTGGTGGGTTGTTTTTGTTGTGCTCGCTGTTTGCGAGATAGATTAAGCAAATTGCGATAATTCCTAGTAATATTATTTTGATTGATTCGTAAAGCATCCAAGTTGTTGTTTTGTCTTTCATTGTTTTTGTTCCTCATCTTCTTTTAGGTAAAAGCCCATTTCATCTATATCTATTCGCTCTGTTAGTTCATCTATCATGAAATTCACTAAATCTACTTCTTTTATTGGTCGTTGGGATTTAATGAGTAATTCAACCGCTTTTTCTCTTAATGTCAGGCTTCTGCGTTCGTTTAGTCCTATCGATTTAATTAATTTTCTCATTTGTTTTAATCCTTTATAAAAATATGTAATTATATGGTATTGACTTTACATTTTTATAAAATTATGATTTTCTCGTTTTTTATGATTTTATAAAATCGTAAATCCTCCCGCCGCCGGCGCGGCCCGGGCCCGGGGGAGGCGGGGCGGGGGGGGGGGGGGGGGGGGGGGGGGGGGGGGGGGTGGGGATGAATCCGGAAGCCAGGAAAATGGAAATAATGCCAAAATCATCAAAAATGACAGAAAGAACGAACGGATGCTTGCCGTTTCAGGCAGCCCCCATGAGTAACACGGGGGGTGCTGTAAGCGAAAGCTACGCTCATCTGGTGATGATGAACGGTAAGGTTAAAGAAATAATCCTAAAACGCGGGAATCAACAGGCAGGCTTTATAGACACCCTGACCGTAGTCCTGCATGAAGACACATTTATCAGGGATGACCAATTAGGCTCATATGAAGAAATAGTCGCGAACTGCTCCGCCGAACTGGCCGAAGTAATGGGCTACGGAATCAGCTTTGAAAACAAAGGCGGTCGGAATTTTTACGAAAAATCATACCAACTTGGCGACGAAGAACATAATTACGGCTTCGTGGCCGTCGGCGGCAGAAAAAACAAAGACACCGTATGTCTGCACTTTACGGGCGAAGGCCTCATAGCCGCTAAAGACGGTTGGGAATTACGCCTTTACGAATTCCTGACCGAACGCGCAAAACAGCCCCGTATCAGTCGTTGCGACGTAGCCCATGACTTTCTGAACGGCGAATACACCTGTGAACAAGCCCTAAAAGACTGGGAAGACGGCGGCTATACCCTGCACCGCTCCAAGCCCATCAGCGAATGCGTGGGCGGCGATTGGAAACTATACAAAGGCACCGGCAAAACCTTTTACGTCGGCTCGCGCAAAAACGCCTCCCGCTTTGCCCGCATCTACGAAAAAGGCAAACAGCTTGGTGACGAATTAAGCCCCTGGGTTCGCGCCGAAGTCGAATTTAGGGCACGGGATATCATTATTCCGCTTGATATTTTGATAGCGGCTGGTGAATACCTGACCGCCTGCTATCCCGTATTCGGGCAACTGTTTTCGCAATACGGACACGCACCGTCTAAACCTGAACGCATTGAAAAAGAAAAAGAAATATCAATCGCTCATGTGGGAAAGTACGCATCAATGCAGGTTAGCCGTGCCGTCGTCATGTACGAAGAAATGGGCATGACCGACAAGGAAATAATAACCGCACTTAAAAGCAAACAAACAGAAATGCCCAAACGCTTGGCAAAACAGGCTTTTGACTGCGCCTATCTGTACCGCGATTACATCCATCAAGCGGGCCATGTCCCGCGGGATCCGCTTGACTTGTTGGAATTTGAATTAAGCGGCAATTTTCGGGCTTCAAAAACCAAAAAAATGAACGATACCGAGATAGAAATATGTGGAAGAAAACATACTCGGAAAAAATTAATGGAAGCACTTATCTTTCTTGATAATGAAGAAAGGAAAAAATATGAAGAATCCGACGAATATGTAGCCTACGCCCAAATGAGGGCGCATGACGTGCCTCATTCCCTTGCGAAAGTATGGGCAAAAATGAACAAAGCATATTGATTTTTAAACGCGGCGATAGCTTTTTGAAGGCTGAATCTTCGGGCATCTGCCGAATCTCAAACCTCCTAATGAAAGGAAAAACCATGTTAATGACACTACGCAAAGTATCTTGGAACAAAGGACAAACTGACAACGGCATCGAATACGACTATTGCCGTATTGATTGCGATATGCCGATTTATGAAGGCTCTAAAAACGAATTCGGCGTAGACAGCTTTACGCTCGAATTCGGCCCTATGGAACGCCATAAAGAATTGCTGCACCTGAAAGGAAAGCTCCCCGTGCAAGTTGATGTGGCTTATCACGAAGCCAAAAAAGGCAAAAACATCATCCGCGTGGTAGACCATCTGCGTGAAATCAAGCCGGGAGACAAATCATGAACTTGCCCAAAAAAGAAAGATTGATGACACCTAGGGAAGTATCTCTTGTCTTTGGTCGTGATATTAAAGATTGCAACGTTTACGAAGTCGTAACCGTCGGCGAAAAAGGCAAGGAAAAGCACTATTCCTACATCATGAAGCCTCATGAAAGGTTTGTAGCTTAAATTTTTGGGCTGGCCGTTTGCCTGTTGAAAACGGTAAAACCTATGACAAAGGAAAAAATCATGAAAATGATTAAAAAACTGAAAACCGCGGCTTATGCCGCTCCGTTGGCCGTAATGGCCGCTCTTCCCCTGTCTGCACAGGCTGCGTTGACTGATGGCGTGAAAAACGCCATTACTGGCGGTTTTGCTGATGCGCAGGAAGGCGCAGGTTTGATGATTGTCGGCTTTGCTGCAATTTTCGGCATCATGCTGATCAAGCGTCTTTTCACCCGTTGATGATATGGGCTAGAGGGGAGGCAGCTGCTTTCACGCGCGGGGGAAGGCTGTTGAGAATCCCTTCTCCTCGGCGTTTCCCCCCGTCATTACCGAAAACGGCGTGAAACAGCTAGTTTATAAGGATAAATCCTGGTATTTCGGCAGCCAAAAATTAAACGCATATCTGCCGCAGTGCGACGAAGCGCAAAATTACTTGGCCGGTTATGAAATGATGTCCGCCCTATTCCCAACGGCTATTACTTTAATGGTGGCAAAGGCAATTATAGGTTTGATGAAAAAAGGTTAATAAATGATTGATATTTACTACTTATTTGGTGCATTACAGGCGGGCATGTTTATTTTCTTTATGCTAACGGTGTAGGGGCGAAAAATGAAAAAAACGATAATGGCCGCGATTGTTGCGGCTTTTGTTTTATCTGCGTGTGGCGATAAATCGGGCGTTGAGCATGGGGAATTGAGGGTAAATCCTGATTTGTGTCATGACCGTTATTGTGCAATGTATCAGGGTGTTTCAGAGGTTGATAAATGAATAGGCTACTTTTTTTGTTGGCAATTTTATTCGTTTCTCCTGCTTTTGCTTTTACTCCGTGGTTTTGTGCTGGGAATAAATTAAAAGACGGCTTTTATCATAGTGGCGGTTATGGTTATGAGTGTAAAAATGGTGCTACGAAAAATGTTTGTGAAGGTCGTGAAGGAGTTAAAGTAAGAATTAATGGCGTTGTCAAAAGGTGCGAAGGCGGTTCTATCGTAAATTTGCCTGTTGACCGTCCGGGGCTTCGTCCCGATCCAGAACATTGCATGGATAGAAATTGTTTAACTTGGTCTGGTAATTCAGGAGGTGATGGCTCTTCAGGTGGTGGCTCTTCAGGCGGCGGCTCTTCAGGCGGCGGCTCTTCTTCCGGTGGGACATTGGAAATAGTTGATATATCCGGCCAGCAGCCGCCTAAAAAAGACAGCTCCGGCGGTGGTTCTTCCGGTGGCTCTTCGGATGGCATTGGCCCTGTTGGCGGTTGGTTGGGAGATAAAGAGGCGGAAGAGCAGTCAAAACAAAAAGCTCGTGAAGAAAAAGAGAGGCAGGAAAAGGAAAAGAAAAAAGGTGGCGGCAATGTGCCTGACCCAAGCGCGCCGCCGGGTAATACAGGCGGTAGTTATGAGGGTGATCCATTTGGAAAAAAAGACTTGGAGTCTGCAAAGCGATTGATGGAGGCCCTGAAAGCGCATCAGAAAAGATGGGCTGATAATTGGACGGATATTGCTAATCAGGCAAATAATATTAAATCAAATTTGGCCGATGAATTAAGTCGGTGTGATTTTTATCATAAAAATAATCCTAAAAGGTATGAAGATTGCGTCAAAAATGCGGTAAGTAATGCTGCTGAGAAGTCGGAAAAACTGAATGAAAAAATAGAAGTTTTCAAGCGCATGCAGGCGATTGAAGAAAAAGCCCTAAATGAGCAAATACAAGAATTGAATCCCATATCAAAGCTGATTGTTAATGCCTTTTCAGGCTTTACCATTCCTGAAGGCTCCTCGTCGTCTAAAACGACTGAAAAAACAGGCGATGACAAAAACGGAACGACAAAGGAAACCGAAACCATTACGGAAAAAAACAGTGATGGCGGCGGTAGTGGCGGGGGTGTAGTCAATAACTACAACACACAAACCAACAACATCACCACAACCAACAATCAGACAATCAACAATGAAATAGTCAATAAAATTGAAACTCGTGATTATACGGGTGCTTTGAATGCCCTAAATGGCTCTTTACAGGCTTTGAGTCGTGATATTGAGGGTCAAACCAATGTTTTAAACAACAGTTTAAACCTTGGGTTTGCAGGTTTGTCGGGTAGATTGGGCGATTTGATTGCAAAGGTCGATAAATTAGGTTCCGGCAATGGCGGCGGTGCAGGCGGAAGCGGTGGCGGTGGAAATGTTGCCAGTGGCAACGGTTCCGCGGCCAAAGCTTCGGGCGAAGGCGACGGTCAATCTGATTTGGAAGCATTTTGTAAGAAACATCCCAATACCCTTACTTGCGCGGAATTTAACGGCAATATGCCCGAAGAAGGCGACTTTTCGGGACTTATCCCGAAAAAAGAAGTGCCGATTGGCTGGAAATTTGAAGATTTTCTGAAAGGCTCTTCGGCTAAGTGCCCTGCTCCGATGAAATTTAACACAATGGTCGGCGTAATAAGCCTGAGTTGGGACGGTTTTTGCGAGTTCCTCCGTATGGTTCGCGGTTTTGTCATCATGGCCTCATCTGTTACCGGAATCATGATTGTGCTGAAAGGACAATAAAATGCCTGCGTTTTTAATACCAGTCATCGGTTTTATTGCCTCGTGGGTAGTGCGGGCAATGATAGTAAAGTTTGTCGTTGCCTTCGGTATTGGCATTACGGTCTACAAAGTGTCCAGCTGGGGTATTGATGAAATGAAAAACTATTTCTATCAGGGCTATCATCAGCTTCCCGCCGCTTTGCTTGACCTGCTTAATATAGGCGGGTTTGAGTTTGGCATAGAGATTATTTTCTCGGCCATCGCCATCAGGGGCGCATTATTGGCCGTTGATTCGTTCTCAAAAATGACGATTGGGGGCAGTTGATGATTTACCTGATTACTGGCACGCCCGGCACGGGTAAAACATCTATGGCCGTTGATATGATTATAAACAACAAAGATGGCCTGTTCACAATGGAGGCGGAAGATGGGACAAAAATTGCCCGCCCGCTCTATTTTTGTCATATAGACGGTCTGGACACGCGAAAGTTTAAAGCCCACGAACTGACGGAAGAGGAATTGCAGTCTGCCCCGCTGAATGAAATCGTACCTGAAGGCTCCGTTGTTATTGTAGACGAAGCGGACTACACCTATCCTGTTCGTTCCTCGGCGCAAAAGCCCCCGCCATATATTCAGACGCTGAAAGAATTGAGGCATAACGGCTTTACGCTGATACTCATGACCCAGCATCCCACTATGCTGGATAAATACGTTCGCAACCTTGTAGGCCGTCATATACACCTTGAACGTAAGGTAGTTGGTACGTTGAAATATGAGTTTTACCGCTGCGAAGACAGCTTAACGCCTCAAGTTTTTGCAAATACAACCAAGTCTTTTTACAAGCCGCCGAAGGAAGCCTTTAAGTATTACAAGTCGGCCAGCAAGCACATTAAATTTAAGAAAAAATTGCCTGCGGTCTTTTGGATCGTCTTTTTCTTGCTTACGGTGCTCCTATACTTCGGCCTGCCGTGGTTTGGCCGCATTTACGAAAAGGCCAATCCCGGCGCGAAAAAAGAAGAGGTTGTGCAGGTTAAAGACTCTCAACCATTGCAGCCGTCCGCTCCCGTTGAGGCTGAATTAGTCGATTTGGTAGATGTTCCATCTCTGCCCTCCTCTGCTCCGTCTTCGGCGTTTCCCGAAGCGGCCGCATCCGTGCCCGAATTTACCGAGGCCTATTATCGGCCGCGCGTTGAGGGTATGCCCGAAACCGCGCCGATCTATGACGGGATTAGGGCTGTAAGCCGGATGGAAAGCGTGGCCGCCTGCATCAAAGGCCGTAAAGGCTGCGATTGTTATACTGATTTGGGGACGAAAGTCTCAATCAAGCCTGAAACATGCCGCGATTGGGCAGAAAACGGCCTGCCGTTCAATCCGTACAGGCGGGAAGGGGTAGGCATGGCCGAAGGCCAAAACGCCCGCATTTCGCAATCTGATGCGAATAAGGGCGGGGGTGGGGTTTATGTCATGGGTGGGAAAGATAAGCTGACCCTTCTGCCCTTATTTTCTAAAGGGGCCCCGGGGCAAAAAAAAAAGGCCCTTTTAAATTTTCCGGGGGGCCTTATTGTTTTATTTGTTGAGGTATGGCGATTTATATAATCTCAAATCAAATACTGCCTGCTCTTCTAAATTTGCAGGGCGTTCAAAATTTAAATCATCGGGATTGTCGATTTTATCTATGATTTCGGCAAGGTTTTTGCTGTTTGTGGGCATTTCTTTTCTCATGGTAATTAATCCGATGCTTTTTATTGGGTTATATTTGGCGAACCTTTCAACGTTTGATGGTATTTTTGAGGGTTCTTTGTATATGGCAATAAGTAAGTCAGCAATTATTTCCATAATTTCAATTCGTTTTGTTTTTTCGTTTTTTGCTATCATTTTTCATCTCCTAAATAGTATTCTGTCATTTCTTTTTTGCATTTTTCAAATTCGGGCGTTCCTTCGTCGTCTGAATTTTCGGCTATCATATCGTTAAATTCCCGTCTGTTTATTTTAACGATTTCGCCTGATTCGTTTATTTCCAGCTCGTCAAAAAAGTACAGGCTGTCTCTTCCGTTATGTCCTAGCGGGTCGCCGCCGTATTTTTCACAGTCTTTTTTAACGGAATCCCATTCTTTTTCAAATTCTTCTTCTGTCCATCCTTCATAAAGTGCGGCTGCTTTTTCAGCCTCTCTTAAACTGTCGAAAAGTCCGATTTTATTGTCATCATGAGCTACAAAGTGTTTGATTTTATTCAT